AGGTTTAGTTTCAATATCTTTTTTTTCTGGTTTATCCTCTCTTGATTCTAATTTACTTTCTTTTTTCTTTCTTGTATCTTCTTGCTCTAATGGTTCTTGAAGGTTTTGTCCAAAACTAAAATTATTACCTTGATTTCTTTTTGGATCATCATCTCCCCATTCAACTTCTTCAAGTCCTTCCTCTCTTCTAATTTCATTAACTGTTCTAATTCCTGCATCTATTTGTTCTTTTGCTAATGTTGCTTTCTTCATCTCTGCCTCAACATCAAAAATTAAATATTTAAACTTCCAACCCTCATATTCAAATTCTGGTAATATTTCATGATTAACATGATATTCTATTAATCTAAGAATTGGATTTATTGCTCTCTTTCTAAATACTTCTGATTGAACAATTTGATTTGCCATTCCTGCAGCATCTTCAGTATAACCTAATTCTGTAGCAGTAACTCCAAACGCTGCCCACACCATTTTTGACCACCATTTCTGGCCCTCAATTAATTGTAATTCTGCATTAGTAAATCCTAATCTTTCAAACTTAGGCATCTTCCCAACAATAGGCATGTGATGAAATATTTTTTTCCAATTGCCTGCACTATCTTTTTTTCTTTGTTGTTCTATCCATTGTTCTTTAAATGCTGCAACCTCATCAGCATCCCCTCCATCTAAGCCTAATACTCCTGGAGGAATAGAATTATCTTTAAAATAATCAAGATTATGTTCTATTGCATAAATAAGTGTTTGAATTGAATCTCCTAAAACTTCAACTGGTGAACGCCCATATACACTATCGGTTCTTGGATTTCTCTCTAACCAAACTATTTCTCTTTTTCCAAAAGGTACTGGTCTTGCTCCAGTTATCCAACCATATTGAAAATAAGCAGCTTTTTCTCTAACATCTTGTGCAGTAATCCAACCAGGCTCCATGGCTCTTGCAGATTCTAATAATTTATCTTGTTCAGGGGTTGTTAAACTTCCCTCTGTTCCAGTAATATTTGTATCCCAAATAAAATCTTCTCTATCTGTAATAAATCCATGTAAATCTGGGTTCTTTGTAAAAGTAGCACCATCTCTTGCAACTATTTCAACCATTTGTTCTTGTCTATTAAAAACCTTATTAATTACTCCTGCATCAATTTCTAAGATATCTCTTACAAACATTCTAGTTATTTTTTCCCAACTCTCTTTATTTGTATTTGGATTATCAAAGAAGTTTTTAATCTCTTTTTGCTCTTTTTCTTTTTGGCCAGAGATTTCTATTGTTTCATCTTCTGGTACAATATCCCAAGGGATTGCAGAAATATTATCAATCACTGTTGTAATACACATATCAACAAATGGTGAAGCAGCTAATCTTCTAAGATTTGGAATATCAATATATCTTGGATAACCAAAAGGTGGCTTATAAAAAAATTTAGGAATATATGCTTTTGGAAGTCCGCCCCTACCCAGTTCATTTACAGATTCTACTGCCGGAACCTTTTTTATTTTAGGTAATAATCCGAACAGATTTTTAAATGTTCTTTCCATGAGTATGAGACAAGATATTATAATGTGATGAATAAACTAATCCTCTCAAACTTTTAAAGATTGTGTCTTATTTGAGGGATTATTTCTTTTCTTTTTTATCTGAGATTGCTTGTATTTCTTTTCTTCCTTTTGCTCCAGTCCCAAAACTAATTTGTCCGCTTTTTATTAATTCTTCTGTTAATTTTTCTCTAGCTTTTTGCTCATCTTCTTTTTCTTCTGAAACTTTTGGCTCTTGTTTTTTTCCTACAAATCCAAAAGCCATTGGTTTTTTTAATATAAAATACATTCTCATCATTAACATATCTCCAACATCTGTTGATCTACCAAGTACTTCTTTAATATCATCTTTTGTTAATACGGCCATTGGTGCATCTTTTCCAGGGTCTTTTTGTTTTATTTGTTCTAAGTCCTCAATTAATAAATTCTTTGCTTCTATTGAAATACTTCTTGTAATTCCAATCATACCTGAGTTTACATAATTTGCTAATTCAAACCAACATTGAGCTTTTAAATTTTTATAATTGTGTTGTACTTTTTCTGTATCTGTTTCTTTTTTCTCCATAAATGGTCTAGCATTTGCTACAAAGCCTTTTACTCCTTTAATATTATTTACTGCTCCAAATCCTACCCCGCTTTCATCTATAAGACATTGACTTCTTGGAACCTTTTCTTTAACTAATAATTTATCTAATTCCTCATCTGTAATATTATTTTTTATAATTACCTTCTCTAAGAAAAGCCCATCCCAAATTCCAATTACTGTTTTATCTCTACCAAATCCAGCAATATCACAAATAGCATACCTTTTTCCTCTTTCTGCACCATTAGTAAATAAATCAATTATTGAATCATAATTAAATAATTTTGTAGGATCATCATCATATTCAAAGTTACCATAAAGTAGTCTTTCCCTAGTTATTATATCTGCTTTTTTTAATTGTTCAATATATGCTTCTGGTTGATATTTATTATCTGTTACTAATGATTTTATAAAAGTTCTATGTTCCGGCAATTTATTATCTCTCCAAGGAATGTAATATCTTTTATAGACATGATCCTTTGAAGGATTAAATGTTTCTAAAATTTTTGGGGTTAGATTATATTTTTTATTGTTTCCTCTACCTATCCTGGTTTTTATTATTTCTAGGGCCTTTTCCTCATTTTCATTTGATTCATCTACAAATGCTCCTGTTAATTCCAATCCGCCAAAACGTGTATAAAGTGGATCGCTTGGTTGTTTGGACATATCCATTAAAAAGACTACACTACCATTGTGAAAATTCATAATATTTGTTTGAGAATTAAGTTGAAATATATCTTTAGATTTTATTTTTAAATCTGTTAATACCTTAAAAAAAGAGATCAATGTTGTTTTTTTTAGATTTGTTAATTCCTTTCTTCCGATTAACCATGCAGTTCCTGGATATTCTAATGCTTGTTTGATTATCCAAAAACAACCTAAATAAGATTTTCCTCCACCTGCTCCCCCTCCAAAACCTATTTCAGTAGTCTTATCATCAGTTAGATACATATATGCTAGTGCTTGTTTTGCAGTTAATTCAAATGACATTTTCTCCCCTTTTTTAAATTTTCTTTTGGTGTTAATAATTGAATATTTGAAATTATATTTTCCCCACCCTCACACAATGGAATAATATGATCTATATGAAATTCATTAGTTATATCCTTTCCAGAAATTGCAGATTTATAATTTTGTTTTTTTAATAGTTTTTGGATGCTTTCATAATTAATTGAACCATCATCTGTTTCCTTAGAAAATTTTCTTCTTTTATTTTCAGCTATCCTTCTTAATAATTTTCCTTTTTTTGTTTTACTCCATCTTCTTGAACATTCATGCCTTTTACTTACTGCTTTCTCATCTGATTTTATTTTATTATAATAATTTTTAGAGGTTTCTCGTCTTACATCGGGATTATTTTCACAATATCTTTTATTTGTTTCTCTTATTTTTTCTTTATTTTCTCCACTCCATTTTTTTAAATAAATCTTTCTACAATCCTTACAAATCTTTCTATAACCTAATTTCTTACCAGAATCCTTAACAAATAAACTAATTTCTTTTTTCTCTTTACACTTAATACAAATAAGGTTCATCATCATATTAAGAGATTAGAGTTTATTAATCTTTCTTATTAAAAAGCTCTTTTACATCTTCAGGAATATTCACATCTATTTTAACTCCTTCTCCTGAGTGTTCTATCTCTGTTTTAGCTCCATAACCTCTTGCCTTTCCCTTTTTAGAATTAAGTAATTTCCATTTAGCTGAATCAATATCTTTATCGTTTGTTATGCTTCCATCAATAATATTTTCTGCAACATCAATTATTCTTTCTGCTTCTAATTCAAGCAAGTCTCTCATTTTAGGAAATCTCTTTAGATATTGATTAACTGCCCCCCTAGTAACCCCTATCTTTTTTGCTATAATTGATTGATTTCCACCTGAATTTTTTAGTGCTTCTTTGAAAATTTTTTGATTTAGTCTAGTCATTTTGTATAATTTGTATAATTCCCTGTGTAATTATAATTTAACTGCCTTCTTTTTTGTTAATTTTTCCCATCTTTCTATTATTACTGAGCAATATACTGGGTCTAATTCCATCATAAAACACTTTCTGTCCAATTGTTCGCATGCAATTAGTGTGCTACCTGAACCACCAAATAAATCTAATATTATATTTTTTCCCTTAGAACTATTTTTTATTGCCCTGAAACTTAGTCCTATTGGTTTTTGTGTAGGATGTTGATAATCTGATGGTTTATCTCTGCTTAAATCCCAAATATCTGTTTCATTCTGAGATCCTGACCAATTTCGATTTTTAAACCATCCATAAATAAAAGGCTCATAATCACTTTTATAATCCTTCATCCCAAAAACAAACCTCTCTTTTTTCCAGATTAATGTGCTCTGCCAATGCCCTCCTGATTCAATAAATATTTTCTGCACTGTTGGGAGTTCCTTGCAGCTCATAAAAATATAAACTGGTCCATCAACATTTTCACTCATACGGGCCATAAAACTCCTACAAAATTCATCCCAATCAACACTGTTCATTTTATCATTCTTAATCTTAGACCATTTCTTTTCTTCATTGGCCATTGTCTGTCTGCCAAATCCCC